GGAGGGATTTGTTGGCTTCGTTTAGAATATGCAAAACGAAAAACTAATACAAAAGCTGAAAGAACTTGCCGAGCGCATTAAATATGGAAATGCCACAGTGGAATTTACTTTTAGTCGTGGCGAGATAGTAAAGGCGACCATCAAGGAAAGCCAGGAGGTTGTTTTGATTTAAAAAATTTGACTTTATATCAAAAAATGAGTATAATTATAGTACAATATTAGAATACTTACTCGGACATACCGAAAGAAGACGCGCAATTTAATTGTCTTTTTTCGGTTTTTTTATGTTCAAAAACTTTAGCGCCAAAATAAAGAATTTTATTGGAAGCGACCCTTTTTCAAGCATTTCGATGTTTGCTTTTTCTAATTATAAGAAAAACCACTCACCAACTGACTTTTTAAATGCCTATGGTATTTCGCTGTACACGAACAGGGCACTTTCAAAGCGAGCTGAAAAGGTTGGTCAGGTTCAATTTGTTTTAAAGCAGGGTGATAAGGTTATTGAAAACCACGAGATACTGGATTTATTGGCCAAGCCGAACAAAGCTTTCACTGGACAGGAATTTTGGGCGCTGTATCAGAAATACATGGATATTTTTGGTGAAGCGTACATAGTCACGGACAGTGAGTCGAGAATGGGAGGAAAAAAGAAAATAAACAGCCTGATATTGCTGAGAAGTGATATGGTTACGCCATATTTTGATGAAACGACAGGTGAAATCACAAAAATAGTCCACAGAACAACCAAAGGTGAGAAAACCTACGAAGCTGATCAGGTTATTTATGCCCACAATCCAAACCCTGAAAATCCACTCCGCGGCGAATCTCTTTTACAGTCCGGAATCAGGCAAATTGAGACTTCCACGCAGATTGACGAATATCATTCGAAGATTTTGGAGAATGGTGGGCGTGTTGAGGGAGTTTTCACATTTGAAACGCCAAACCTAACCAAGACACAGCTGACTGAGTTGAAAGATTCTTATCAGGCTCAATACGGAGATGCCAGCAAGTCAGGGCTTCCACTATTTTTGGCCGGTGGAGCAAAATTCAATCCGGTCGGGCTTAACCCTGCAGAGTTGGCATACCTTGAAACTAAGAATGTGACGCTCAATGACATTATCATCTTAACTGGTGTTCCAAGGGCTATTTTGGGAGCGACTAGCGGTGAAACATTTTCAAATGCGGACGCTTCGATCAAAATATTCTTGAAAGAAACAATCAAGCCGTTGATGGACTCATTGGTTACGAATTTGAACGAGAATTTTGTCGGCGAGGAATTAGAGCTTTCGTATATTGATCCAACACCGGAAGATAAAGAAGAAAAAAGAAAAGACATCGAAACTGCGGACAAGGTTCACGCCTTGACCACCAATGAAAAGCGCGAGGCTTTGGGCATGACACCAATTAAGGGAGGCGACACAATCCTTGTCCCGATGAACCTGATGCCAATGGGCGAGAATGCACCAGTACCGGCAGAAAAACCTGCGGAAAAAAAGAAAGGCTGTGGCTGTGGGGTTGAAATCAAGTCAGATATTGCCCACCCACTTAAAGATTTGTCCGTGAGGCAGTTATATCACTCACTTTGCCTCAAAAGGCTCGACAGAAGGCAGAATTTGATGGAGGGAGTGATTCAGGGATACTTTGATGAGCAAAAGGACAGAATAGTGGAAAAATTAAGCGCACAAAAGCATTTTAGGACGAAAGATCTCTTAACCGAGATATTCTACACCACATTGGAGGTAAAGCTGGCCAAAGAGACAGTTTTGCCAATTCTAAACCAATTGATGATTGAGGCGGCCGAAGAATCAAAGCAAATCGCCGGATCGGACTGGGATTTTGAAAACACTCCAGAGATACAAGGCTGGCTCGACAAAAAGACCAGTATTTTTGCTGAACAAATCACCAACACGACATTCAAGGAACTGCAGAAGCAATTTCAGGACAGTTTGAATATGGGAGAGAGCAGATTAGAGCTGATTAAGCGCATTGAGGACACCTACGGAAGCATTAACAAGGCGCGCGCAGGAACGATCGCAAGGACAGAGGTTCACGGAGTCACGCAATACGGAACATTTCAAGGGTATAAGCAAGCTAGTATGCCGATCAAGATATGGGTGTGGGCGCCGGGGGTAAAAGGAGGGGTGCGCGACAATCACCAAGGAATGGATGGAGAGGAAAAACCAATTGGAGTGGCTTTCAGCAATGGTCTGATGTTTCCGGGAGGCAGTGGTCCAGCCGAAGAGGTAATCAACTGTGAGTGCTTTCACTAATATAAAAATTTAAATTATGAAGAAATTCTACCAGATAACAAATAAGTCCTTCGAAGAATTGGGCGTTGCGACTCAAAAGGAGATGTGGGAAAAGGTCAAGGTTGACCATAAGGGTCTTTGCTCTTGCGTCAATACTGTTTTTACCAAGGCGGAGGACAGCGAGAACAAATTCAATGTGGTGATGTCAACAAATTCGCAAGATCGTCACGGAGACATCGTTGAGCAGGATTGGGATCTGAAGAATTTCAAGAAAAACCCGGTCTTTCTTGATTCTCACAATTACAATTCAATCGAGCATATCATTGGAAAGGTGAACAAAATTAAAGTTAAGGACGGACAGTTAGTGGGTGAAATCGAATTTGCCTTGGACAATCCAAAAGGAATGCTCGCCTATAATTTAGCTTCTAAAGGATTTTTAAATGCAACATCAGTCGGATTTATTCCACAAGATTTCAGCGATGACGGAAAGATACTAAAATCTGAACTGCTTGAGGACAGCGCGGTTTCAGTTCCGGCAAATCAGGAGGCGCTGTTTGAAAAGAAAGAGCTTGAAAAAGAAGAAGAGAAAGAGGAAATAAAAGAAGAGGTTAAAGAGGAGGAAAAAATCGAAGAAGCTCCGAGGAAAAATTTTAAATTGGAGGCGCTGAAAAGGTTAGCAGAAAAACAAGAGTTAAAGAGAAAAGAGATATTGAAAGAAGTGCTTGCTGTTACACAGCAGTTGTCAAAGGGTCAGGTCGAGGCTCAAAAAAGACGACAAATGGCAAATCGAATAATTAAACAGTTAATAAAGATTAAGTAATATGAGTATTATCGCACAATTAAAAGCTTTGCTTGCTAAGGGCTTTGCAACATCTGCCGAAAAAGCACTTGTTAAAAAAGAACTCGAAGCACAGAGCGAAGAGGTGAAAGAAGTTGCTGAAGAACTTGCTGGACAAGTTGAGGCCCTTCCTGAAGTTGATCCAGAAGAAGGAAAGACCGAGGAAGAAGTAGAAAAGGCAATCAAGAGCATAATGAGCAAAGAAAAAGGAGCAATCCTTGACGAAGTTCAGAAAATTCTTGACGAACACAAAAGCAAAGCTGCAAGAGAGGTTGGTGCTTATTCTGTTGAGGCTAAAAAGGACGCTCAACGAAAAGTGATGAACAAGTTTTTGAGAGAAGGTCTTTTGTCTGTAATCAACGGATCAGAAACAAAGGAATTTGCTGCTGTTAAAAAGGAAATGACGACTGCATCAGGAACTCCTTATGCTGGATACATCACGGACGAATTTTTGTCCGCTGAAATACGTCATCTTCAGGTTGAATACGGTGTTGCTGCGAGGGAATTTACAACCGTAAGTTTCATGCAATCAGCATACAAGGCCAATAACCTTGCAACTGACGTTTCTGTATTTTGGGTTGACGAAGCTGGTTCTATCAGTTCGACGCAAGCTGTTCTTGGACAGGAAACATTGGAGCTTAAAAAATTGGCTGCAATTATCACCCTTACGAGAGAATTGCTTCAGGAACAAGAAATTGACTTTGTTTCTTTCTTGGGTTCAAGGGTTGCTGAGGGATTTGCAAAAGCAGAAGATGAGGCTTTCTTCAAAGGTGATGGAACTTCAACTTATGGTTCGTTCACTGGTTTGCTTGAAAATGCAAACGTCAACGAAGTAACGATGGGATCTGGAGACACTGCTTTCACTGATATCACTGCTGAAACATTCATTGATATGATTGACGCAACTCCACAGGGAGCATTGGCAAATTCTAAGTTCTACATGCACCGATCGATTTTGAACCTTGTTCGTAAATTGAGAGAGGATGCAGTTTCTGCAGGAGATGGAAAAGGTGGATTCATTTATCAAATGCCAGCTGATGGTCGCCAGGGAAACATCTGGGGATATCCTGTTGTTGAGGTTGAGGCCATGCCTACTAAATTGAACTCTGCTGCTGCCACTTCTTTTGTTCTCTTCGGAGATTTGAGAAAGGCTACAATCAGGGGAATCCGCGGTGGTATTACGGCTGATAGATTCAATGCTGGAACAGTTAGAAATGTTGCTGGAAACGCAGATATTAACTTGATCACAACTGACCGCGAAGCTGTCAGATGGGTGTCCCAGGTTGGTTATATCGCTATCGTTCCAAAAGCAGTGACTAAATTGACCACTGCAGCAGCATCTGTTTAAACAAAAATAAAATTTAATAGTTTTCTTTGGTGAGCTGATTGGTTCGGCTCACCCATAGAAATCTAATA